AACACAACCATTCTGGCAACAGAGAACGCTAACGTAACAGGGCCACTCACAGTAGCCAGCGGTGTAACACTCACCGTTGAGTCTGGTGGTACATTGGTGACGCTATGAGTACGTTGAAAGCAGATACAATTCAGAACACCAGTGGCGGTGCGGCTACGCTGACAAAGCAACACGCAGCAAAGGCTTGGAATAGATTTGTAGGGTCAAGTGTGCCAACCTTACTTGACAGTTTTAATAATTCTACTGCAACAGATAATGGGGCAGGAGATTACACTTTCGCTTTTACTAATAACATGAGCAACGCAAATTATGCTCCTGACTGTGGAGGTGGAAGAGACCCTGCTGCGGCAAGTACTGACGCTAGAATACAAAATCCAGACCAAATCACAACAAGCAATTACGTCTTTAATAACTTTTATTTAGATGCTGACGCACACACTGTTTATATAGACGCTGGTATTGGCCTTTCTACGGTGCATGGAGACCTAGCATGAGTGAGATACTAACAAACAAACTCACTGGCGTAAGCACTGCTGGGGATGTAACGGTCACTGAAGGTTCTGTAACCATGAAGTTGCAAGATGGTTTAGCAGTAGTAGGTATTTATTATGACCTTACTAATAATATCAACCAACAATCATGGAATGTAAGTAGCGTCACAGACCACGGAACTGGAAACTTTCAAGTAATTTACACTAATAATGTATCAGGCAACGCCATATCTGTTTACTTGTGTTCAAATGGGTCATACGGAATTGGAGAAGTATTTGGCAGTGGTAGTAACTCTCATTATCAAAGAATAAGAGATACGGGTGGCTCATTGCAAGATACAACGCAAACTGGTAGTTCTACACACGGAGACTTAGCATAATGGCTGGAAAGATTGTAGCAGACCAACTAGAACACAGCACTGCAGGGTCGCTTGATACACAGTACGTTGTGAATGGTAGTGCGAAGACTTGGGTTAATTTTAATGGCAGTGGCACTATAGCAATAAGAACAAGTTTTAATGTTTCTTCTTTAACAGATAATGGCACTGGAGATTACACGGTAAATTTAACTAATTCTTTTTCTGATGAACCTGCCGCAAACATGACGAGTGGAAGAAATAATACTTACTATAGTTCAACAGGAAACACATCAAGTATCAGATTTCAAGCATTTACCGTAGGTGGAAGTGGAAACTCAGACACAACTATACTTGCACAGTCAGCACATGGAGACCTCGCATAATGGACACACCAGAGTTTCAAGGCACACACTTGTGGGATAGACTGTGCTGGGCAAAAGAAAACTTAGAAGGCTATCAGTCAGAGTACCGTGTAGTCTACGAAGACAGTATTGACGAGTGTGCTAAGATACTTGTACCAGACCCTAATTGGATGGCAGCAGCTATGCAGGGTGGTATCCTACCCCCGGTCTGGGTGTATTGGGAACTTGCCAAAGACGAAGCGCAGCCCGACTTCAAGAAACATACTCGTGGCTATCTGTTGCACAACACAGAACCAATGGAAGCCATGACAGAAGAACAGGCGATTGAGTATCTGATTATGAAAGACTGCCCCCAGCACGTTTGGCGGGAATGGAATACAGGCAACAAACCCAAGATGGTTATTTGCCGCAAAGAACAGTTACCAAGCACTAGAGAGTGGCGCAATGCTTGGAAGATAACTGAAGAACTAACCGTCACTGATTTAGCAGCCTAAAAGGAGAAACCTAATGGCAACAACATACATCGTAGACAAGGACGGAAATCAGATTGATGCTTCTACAGCTACCGTTCCTTCTGACCGTCACTTTCGTGGTGCATGGTCATTGAGTGGCAAAGTCATATCAGAAGATATGGACGCAGCCAAAGTAATCTTCAAGGACAAAATCCGTGAAGTTCGTGCGCCTCTGCTTGAAGCAGAAGACGTGGTGTACATGAAGGCACTTGAAGCTGATGATGCAGACGCAAAAACTGCTTCTGTAAATAAGAAGAAAGCCCTTCGTGATGCCCCAGCAGCATCTGCAATTACTAACGCAGATACAATCGCAAAGCTAAAGGCAGCTTGGGATACGAGTGTACTTGGTGATAGCCCTTACGCATAATGCGTGGGGCTTCCCCTATTTGGAGTAGGTAGATGCCATTAACTAAAATAAGAGCAGGAGCGTATGCCTCTGGTGGTGTTATTCAAGTGCAACGTACTCAGTTTACTGGCACTAATACCATTAGCACAACCAATAATGTTTGGAATGTAATAACAGATTTAACGGTTAACATTACTCCTACATCAACATCTAGTATAATTATGTTACAATTATTTATAGGTGCTTGGGAACACAGTGCTGCTGATGACCATATGTGTTATTTTGGTTTTTATAGAGATAGCACACTTTTAGTTGCGCCAACGGCTGGCAGTAGAACTGAAGCGATTGGAATGGGTGCGACAAACTACACTGCTGATGACAATCTTTCCACTCCTGCTGTTGCTTGGATAAACTATTTTGACACGCCATCAAGTACAAGCCAAATAACATATAAAGGTGCAATGATGGAATTAAGCAATGGAACATTTTCTTTAAACAGAACTGCAACAGATTCAGATAATTCAGGACATGAGCGCACCATATCTACTATTGTTGCAACAGAGATAGCAGGGTAATCAGATGCCATATATAGGTAAATCCCCAGAGTTCGGTGTTCGCAACCGCTTTGTCTATCAAGCAACTGCTGGTCAGACTAGCTTCAGCGGTAGTGACGCAGACAGTAAGACACTGACCTACACAGATAGCTTGTACCTAGACGTATATCAGAATGGTGTGTTACTTAAGCCGGGTACAGACTACACTGCTACAACAGGCACAACCGTTGTGCTGGTGACAGGGGCATCCCTGAATGACGTAGTTGAGATGGTAGTCTACGATGCGTTCAGCATTGCGAACTCGTACACCAAGACGGAGAGTGACACTCGCTACCCATTCAAGGGCAACAACAGCATCATCCGTTTGAACGGTCAGACCATCAGCGCAGACATTACCATTGACTCTGATGAGAATGGCGTGAGTGCAGGGCCAATCACACAGTCTGCTACCGTGACTGTTAACGGGTATTGGAGCATCGTATGACCAGTGTACTGAATGTAGATACCATTGCGGCAAAGGATGGCACGTCTGCTGCTACGTTGACAAAGCAGGAAGCTAGTAAGTTTTGGGTTTCTATGGACACTGTAAACAATGCTATTGAGGGGTCTTTGAACGCAAGTAGCTATACAGATGAAGCCACGGGCGAAGGGACAATATCCAAGACTAACGCATTTTCAAGCCAACATGACAGATGCATTTTATTAGGTTTGTACAATAGTGCTGGTGATGGAGCAAATGCTATTTCTGGTGCAACAAGAGCATTTACAAACATAACCGTGGGAGTTGGTAGTAGTTCTGACATTGACCCTCTTTCTGCTGGGTCAATACAGTTTGCAACTGCATATGGTTCAACAGCGGGTAGTGACGGTGGTGCAACTGACGTAAGTAAGGCATGGCTATCAGCTATAGGGGATTTAGCATAATGGCAAGCATACTTAAAGTAGATGACCTAAGAGGTAACACAGCGGCTGGCAACATTACGATTACCAGCGAGGGTGGCTCTGCAACTATGCAGTTACAGCAGGGATTAATAAAATCTTTTGTTGAAGGCGGCAATCACTCTGCTGGGGCTATACAAGGAGACACCTTTAATGTTGCTGGGTATGTAGATTATGCAACAGGTATAGCAGAATTTACACTTACCAACGCTATGAATAATGCTGACTATCCCGTAATTTCAAGTTCGCAAAGTAATTATATTTATCAGGGCTACGCAGCAAGCACAACAGCCTATAGAGCCTCTACAGTCAACAGTTCTGGTGCTTTTACAGACGGTAATAATGCGGCAGTTATAGCAGGGGATTTAGCATAATGGCAAGCGAACTAAGAGTAAACACCCTGAAGGATGCCAGCGGTAACAACTCTGTTGCCATGAGTACGGTTAGCAATGGCACTGCAAAAATGTTTCTTAACTGTGACCAAGATGGCACACACGATATAGCTGACAGTTTTAATGTTTCTAGTCTTGCAGACGGTGGTACAGGGTTAACAAACGCCACCCTAACGAATGCTCACTCTGATGCTAATTACGCAAATGTTCATGCTATTCATACGTCAACCAATAGGAGAATTATTACAACTGGAAATACGGCTTCAATAGTAAAATTCTCGTGTTTTCAGGAATCAACATATACTAACCAAGCAGATTCTAGCGGCTTGTCTGGAACAACACACGGAGACCTAGCATGAGTAAAGCAGCAGAACTAGCCGCACTGATAGGTTCGCAAACAGCCCTGTCAAACAGGAATCTGATTATCAATGGTGCAATGCAGGTTGCTCAAAGGGGTACGAGTACAACAGGCATAACATCAGGCACAGCATATAACACTGTAGATAGATTTCAGTTTGGTGTAACAAATGCTGGAACATACACAATAGCACAATCTACAACCACACCTGATGAATTTGGTTTTTCAACAAAAATTGATTGCACGACAGCGGATACTTCTGTTGCTGCTGACCATGCTGTATTTTTTCAACAAAGAATAGAGGGTCAAAATTTACAAGTTTTGAAAAAGGGAACATCTTCTGCAAAGAAACACACTTTGTCTTTTTATGTAAAATCAAATAAAACAGGAACATATACAGCTTCTATTAGAGATAATGATAACAGTCGTAGTATATCAAAAACATATACGATAGATTCTGCAAATACATGGGAAAGAAAAATAATTGTAATTGATGGTGATACTACAGGTGCATTAGACAATGATAATGCTTATTCATATCAAATAAGATGGTATCTTGCTGCAGGTTCAAATTATACAAGCGGCACAATGAACTCAACATGGGCATCACAAACTACAGCAAATTTAGTTTCTTCAAGCCAAGTAAACTTATCTGATAGCACTGATAACGAATGGCTTATAACTGGCATTCAGCTTGAAGTAGGCGAACAGGCCACGCCATTTGAGCATCGGTCTATTGGGGATGAGTTGCATAGATGCAGACGTTATTATCAAAAATTACTTGGCAATACCTACTATGGTGGTTTTCACGCTTACACAGGAAGCACAAGCGTTTATGTTCAGCTAGCTCCTCAAATGAGAGCCGCTCCAACTGTAACAGATTATAACGTAAGAAATGCTAGTAGTGGTGCAACTGCAACTGGTCAGTCTGCTAATTATGGGTTTAATGACGGTTTTAATTGTCCTATTGATGCTTCTGGAGGGTCATCTGGACATACCTCACACATAAATCAGGCTAATTTAGAGGCATCAGCGGAGTTATAAATGACTGAACCAAAAACTATACAAAATGCAAAATATATAGCTGGTATAGACGGTGAGAATAGTATGGTTTCCTGCACTATTAATGGCGTTGGAGTAAGCGTTCCCCTAGACCCAGCCAACACAGACTACGCAGCAATCCTTGAGTGGGTAGCTGAAGGTAACACAATACAGGATGCAGATTAAATTATAATGGCTAAAGATGGCGTGGTTAAGATGCAGACAGGTGGACAGATACTACGTTTAAATACACAATCTGGACTTGTAGGATACACGCCAACGTCACAGTTAGGCATAAGCCCCGGTGGTGGTCAAGGTGGTATCCAAGCAGGGTTGCCGGGTGGCCCCGTAATTGGATTGCCAGCAGGTTTTGACAAACTGCAGCAGAACCCATCACTTCTGGGTATTTCACAGGGAAACACTACTATGGCTAAAACAATAACAACTGACCAAGAATTAGAAACCGAAGTTGGGACCTTTGCAGGTGCTGGCCTCCCTGCTGCTGAAACAACTAAACAAAAAATTGAACAAGATGAGTTGCTAGGAGCAAAATCCGGTCAGCTAGGAACTGCACCTACGACAAAAGTTACTCAAGCTCCGTTGACAGGCATAACCACCACCGTTCCTCAAGCTCCTGCAGCAAGCGTAGGTCAGATTGCTACCACAGCAGAAAACATACCCCAACTCCAGCAGTTAGGTGGCGCACAAGCCGCGCAACTAACCCCTACAGGCCCTTACGTCGACCCGACAAACATTCAAGGCCAGTTATCCGCAGGAGCTTTAGCTACAGCACAAACCGACACCCTCGACCCTCAAGCAACTGTTCAGTACCAGCTTGGGCAACTGATGAGTTCGCTTCAGTCGGGTGGTCCAATGCCACCTTGGGCATCTCCAGCAGTTCGAAAAGTAAATGCTGTCATGCAGCAGCGCGGCCTTGGCGCATCGTCAATGGCCGCAGCAGCTATCACTACAGCCCTGATGGAGTCGGGGGTTCAGATTGCTGCACAAGATGCGAACAAGTACGCAGCTATCCAGCTAACCAACCTGAACAATAAGCAGCAGACAGCCCTGCGTAATGCCGCAACAGTCGCTGCGATGGACACTGCAAACCTCAATGCACGTCTCAAAGCAGAGGTTACTAATGCACAGGCGTTCCTGTCTATCGACCTCAAGAACCTTGATAATCAACAGAAAAGTGATACATTAACCTATCAAGGGCTATTGCAAGGTCTATTCAAAGATACAGCAGAAGAGAACGCCCGTCAGCAGTTTAACGCCAAGAACGAGTTGCAGGTAGAAGAGTTCTTTGCTGAGTTAGGCGCACAGGTTGAGACAACCAATGCAAACCGCAACGCATCTATGCAGCAGTTTAACACGTCTGAAGAAAACTCGATGACACAATTTGCAGCTACCCTGCGAGATTCGCGGGATAAGTTCAACGCACAAATGCAGTTCGCAGTCGACCAATCAAACGCCGTCTGGAGACGAGAAGTTAACACAGCGAATACAGCACTACAAAACGAAACGAACCGTATCAACGTGCAGAATGAGTACAACGCAAATCAGAACGCTTTAAATAATTTATGGATGATGTATCGCGACAACGCTTCATGGAACTTTCAAAAGAGTGAGAACGCATTAGCTCGTGAACATGATATGGGTCTGAACGCTATGAATTTTGCAAACTCTGAAGCACTATACAATAAGCAGCAAAAGGACGCTCTTGCATCAGGTATTGGAAACTGGCTTGCAAGATGGACAGCTAATTTATAGAGGTAAGTATGTTTGATTTTTTTAAAGCTGTAACTAAGACGTTTGACATAGCAAGGACGTTTCTCACTGGTGGGGATGACCCGTATGGCGTAGGAACTTTGGGTGAAATGGATATAACAGGTAAAAGTAAAACAGGGGGCTTCTTAGATACGGCTTTAGGATTAGCCAAGAAAGGCGCACAGGTGTACGTAGGTATGCAGGATAGCGACCAAAAACCTATGTTTACAACGCCTGATGTTCCAACTTTTAAAGCTGTTAGTAGATATAGACAACAAGGCAAGGTTGGGGCTGGAAACGTAGGATATAGACCCACTAATCGTATCTATCAAGATGCGGTCACTCGCCGTATGCGTCAGATGAATTTTGAAAAGAACCTAGAAAGAATGACGGCAAGCATGACTGTTCGTCCGACCACGCGACGAAAAGCCCCGGTAAGTCCCGGCAAAACGACTATCACACGCACAACAAAAGCCAAAGTTATAACGTAGGAGACCCCTGTGGAAGAGCGATATTACGACCAATTTAATGTAGCACCACCCGGTCATTCCTTAACAGAAGACAATAGCAAGTGGCCTTGGGGCCGTCCTGCTGAAATGGCTGACCCGGATGAAGCATTAGACCGGGCTATTGAAAGCATTATGCAGCCTAAGACAAAACAAGAGTTATTTAAATTGCTCATGGTTGGTGTGTCTGTAGAGGTGCTTGTAGAAGGTATGCTGTTTCAAGGGTTTCGAGATGGTAAGTATACGCCAGATGTAGGATTGTTAATCAAAGGACCTCTCGGTATAGTAATAGCGGACATGGCTGAAGAAGAGGGCATACCATATCGTTTATTTGAAAATGACGATGTTTTAGAAAAGGGCGAGATGGATGATGAGACATTCTTCCGCATGATGAAGGACAATAATCCGCAGATGTTCTCCTATATTCGTGAAAATGTCAACGCTTCTATTCGTGCTGGCAACACACCACAAGAGCCTAACTTCATGACTATGGGACGAGAGAAGGAAGAGTAATGGGAATTGGTATAGCACTTGCCACTGGCTTCCTACAGGGAACCATTGACGCACAGAAAGAAAAAAAAGCAGAAGAACTTGCTAAACAAGAGCAAGAAGCAGAACTAGCAGCAACTGCTGGTACTCAATTCTTTGATGCTGTTGAGGCTGGCTTTGACCCTAAAAGTGCGTTTATGATAAATTTAGGTAAACGTGCGTTTGGTGATGCTTTTGATGTTAATAGTATTGGTAACATTATAGCTGACATAGATAACACCCATCAGATAGGTTCTAAAAGATTACCTTTTGCATTAAATTTAAGTAAGGCAGACGAGTCTTTTAAAACGCTCGAACTGTTTGATACGTTTTTAATAAACAACCCTAATTACTATAATGACCTAGTAGAGCAATATGGAAAAGATAGTGCAGAGGTTAAAGGTTTTACTAACGCTGTAGCTAGCACTCGCGCTGCAGTTAATAACTTTCATCATGCTAAATTTAGCTATAGTGGTGATGGCGAGTTTATAAAAGATGTTTTTAAAGACTACAGAGAAGGTGATGAAGCTTTTCTTAAAGCGATGAGAGACACAGGGGTTATAGGCAGCGTTCAATTTAGAGAAACTCCTGACAAAATAATGAAACCGGGGGGAATCACGGGTGTTTCTAACGAGATAGTTCCGGTTGAAGAATTATCCGATACACACTTAGTTAGTTATACAGCAGATGGTTCAGCCAACGCTGTTAAATATGATACGCTTGCAGAATTTATATACCCTGCTGATTCTGGAAACACAGATATAAGCGGTGAATTAAAACAGGGTGTGGATACTTTAGCAAGACACTTAGGTTTTGACGATGCTAATCACATGGCTATGAATTTAGATTACATATCATATTCTAACTTAACAGATGATACAACTCAAAATTTGATTGACTTAGGATATGGGGCTAGACTTCATAAAGCAGGTGTAAGCAACCTTGGCAAGTTACAGGGAGCAACTTTACCAGCCTCTATGAATCAGGTTGTCAGTATCTTAACTGAAATTGGGGGTGGAGAAGTTCAAAGAAACGGTATCATATTAGGTGAAGATAGAGGTGCGATGCGTCGTGCTATCTACACCACCATGAAAATAGAAGACATAAACCCCGGCACTCCAAGCCACGTAGCAAAGGGAAAAAACGGCAGCAAGTTTTTACAAGAGAAAAAGTACGATGTTGTAGGATTTTCTGACCAAAAAATGGCTACAGATGAAGCTGCTCAAATGATGGGTGAGTTAATTAATCTACAAGAAGATTATAATTTAACGGGTCTTGCTGATAGATTGATGAGGATAGGCATTGGTGCTGTATCACAAGTACAACAAATAGGAGATTTATTTACAAGCCCTAGCAGTGCAGAAAGATTTCCTAATTTAACAACTAACTTAGCCACAAATGAAGATGGTACAGCAACAACAGTAGGTCAGCTACAAGCCACTGCTATGAAAGTTTTAGGTTACACAACCAGTGAAAAGATATCTGTTATGGATTCTATAAAAATTGCACTAGCAGCTAGAATGGCTCGTGCAGTAGACCCATCAGGTCGTTTGTCAAACCAAGACTTTGAAATGCAACTTGCAAGGTTAGGTGATAAGGGTAGCTTAGATACTCGTGAAGGAAGACTTGCGGCATTAAAAAGAGTTCGTCAGGAATTTGTTCAAAAAGCTGAAGATATGCAGTTTACATTCGACATTATTAATAAAGAAACACTAACTGCCGAAGATATGAGATTTATAGAAGCAGACCGCATGGTTGTCAAAGCTATTCAGCATCGTCGCAGAATGGCTGGTATACGAACTGCTGGTGGAAGGATAAATGAAGCACAGCAGCCGCAACAAGCTCCACCACCACAAGTAACTGTTAATCCAGACTCCGATGAACCTGCACAAGGTTTTTCTAGCTATGCGATTGGAAACCAAACTTTATATATTGAACAAAAAACTGGTAAAGTATTTAATAAACAAGGTGTTCAAGTAAATCCCGACGGTACACCTAAAGCAGGAACTAACTAATGGCAGAACAACAAAAGCCTGTGATTGTAGACGACGAAGAAGAGCAGCTAGAAACATTTAGCGTCCAAAAAGAGATAGACGCTGGTGAACTTGCTTTGCCTAAAACAGAGGAAACTATAGAGCAAGCTCCTACTGATGAAAAAGGCATACCTCGTGTAGAAATCGCTCCTGTACGGATACAACCTCGACCTGAAGCAAATGTTCCTTCTGAATTACAAGTTGTAAAAACAGGGGATAAACTTGCTACAGTTGGTGGAAAATCTATCAAGGTGTTACCAAAGGTAAAGGCTCAGTTTAAGTCTCTGCAATCTGATATCGAGAAAGAGATTGAAATTCAGCAGAAACCCTCTCTTTCTTATGACGATGCTATCAAACAGCTTGAGTCTGGTAATCCCGTATCGTTTGAAACCCCACAGGGAACACAGACCTATATTCCTGAACAACTTGATGCAATACGTTCGTCAACTATGTTGCAGGGAACTATGCGGGGTCATGCTGCTATTGCTGAGTCAGTAACAAAAGACAAACCTGCTGAAGAACCTGTTATCGGATATACAGACCCTACTCGTTCTAAAGTAAACAACGCACGAATACAAGACCCCTATTCTTATGAAGATACTGTTGACTATGCTACAAGCAGGATTAACCTGAACAATTATATAAAAGAAAAGGGTTATGTGAACACTGGGGACTCTCAGGTTGATGTAGCAGTTCGTCAGGTATTTATTGACCAGCTTCCAACTGGTAGCTTTGGTATGAGTTTAGCTAATAGACTTGCTGAAAGTGGTCGCGGGTTTGTAACACTGCCTCAAATAGGCAACGAAATGGTTGAAGGATTTGGTAGGTCATTGGGGCGTTCTCTTAAAAAGGGTACACCTTTTTGGGATGAGTGGGCTGCAGATGCTGAAGAACGAGAGGCCAACACAAAAAGATATTTAGAAACCATAGATGAATACTTACCCGGACCTACCGCAGCTATGTGGTTGAATGGAGAAATTCATAAACGTTTTGATAAGGAATTAGAAGAAGGAACTATTACTGAAGCCGAGCATCAACGTCTTACAATGGAAGAGGGAATTACCGGAGATTTAATAAAACGTGAATTTGTTGATGAACAAGGTGCATACGACCTTATAGAGTTTGCCTTTACAGAGTTACCTGCTTTATGGCAGGCAGGTGTTATAGGTTCTGAATTTGTACTTACTGGAACTGCTCCTGCTATGAGCAAATCAGGTGCTGCTCGTGATATGGTAACTGACATGATAAAGTTTCGTCAGGTTTATAATGTTCCAAAAGATGTGCGGTTGTCTGGGACAGCAGCGTGGGTCAATACAGAAACAAAGATGAGAAAAATAGATGACAATCTGTTTCAGATTGGCTTACTTAATAAGCAACTGCGTTCTCAAACTGAACGAGCAAAAAATAGAGCCAAAGCTTTAAACGAACGTATTCCTAGTGTTCGTAAAGAAGCAGACGCAGCGTTAGAAAGAGGGGATTTAACATTACATGCTTCTCTAAAAAAGGAAGCAGACGCTCTAGAGTCTGAAGCAAAGAACCTAAAAAGACAAGCTGCAAGAAATGCTATCAGTGCTGCATTAAGTCCCTATACAGTAGAAGTTGTAAAAGATGACTTAGTATTGGCAGGTGCTGCTTTCACTGGAAGCCAACTATTAGCTGGTTTTACAGGAAGTAGAGAGATGGGCGAACTATCTGGTATGGTTCTTGGGATGGTTGCAAACCCTGTTGTTATAAGTCCTACAGGTAGATTTATAGGAAAGCTTGGTAAAGGATTTGTTCACACTACGGGTATGCGTAGCATGGTTCCTGCTACTATGGCTAAGATTATGCAGATGGATACTACTGTAGACGATTATCTGCGTATTAACAACATAGATGCCAGCTTCAAAACACGTAAAGCTATGAATCGTGCGTTTAAAGAGCTTGAGAAAATGAACCCTGAGCAACGTGCAGAAATGAAGCGTATAGTTCAGCAACATTTACAATTACAAGAAGACATTATAAAATCATTCCCTCAAGATAAGCAAGAAGAAGCTCGTAGACTTTTTGATGCTTCGTTTGCAGAGTTGACAGGAATGGCCCCACTTATTGGGATGTACAAACAGTCATCTCAAGGATTAACATCTAAAACAATTAGAAAGGCTGGATTTAGAACTGTTTATGACCAGATGGAAGATATTCAAGCACAATCTCTTCGCGCACAAGCAGCTATAAATAACTTTGATAATTACATTAGAACCTATGCAAATCCTAACTCAAAAGAAGAGATGAGAAAATTAGTTCAAACTGCTACTAAAGGTTTGGATAACATTAAAGCACAGCTAGAGCTAGAATATAACGCTCTTGACAATCAGATAAACATTATGTTGGACGCTATAACTGGTGATTCAACTATGCAGATTCCTGAAAACTTTGTAGCAGATGCAATACAGATACAGAGAGAATTACAAAAAAAGATAAACATTTCTCAGAAGATTCCTGAAGATGGTGTAGGTCCTATGCCAACAGTAGGGCAGCAACGTGGACAGGAGGTTGTAGAAAAAGCTGAACAAATAGACTTTATTTCTAAAAAGAAAGCACGAGTGTTTGACAACTTTCAAAATAGACTTTCTCAGGTAAAATCTATGCGTGACGATAAAGTTGCTCATCAACAAGCAACGGCTCGTGCAGCAGAAGCTATTCTAGAAGCTCAGTATTCTTTCTTAGCTGACATAGGAGATGAAGCGTATCGTGATTTTAGAGCGTTTGTTTCTTCCCGTGGAAGTAATCAACCTACAATCGACATTACTAAGTTTGTCGAAGATATGATACGTATATCTGATGAAAAGGATATAATGAGGTTTTTTGGACCAGAAGCAACTTTCTTTTCTGGTCATCTTGGCAAACGTGCTATGAAAATGTTTGATAGCATGGTTAGACGAACTTTAATGGACATAGGTGAGGATGCTTTATCTGAGATTATAGATTCTGCCAAAAAGACATTACCTGAGAGTGAACAGGCTGCTTTTGTAGCAAAAGCTAACAACTTAGCAGAGGAAGACCCAATTCGGTTTGGTGTGTTTTTACACAAATTTGGAAAGGTAAACGTATTTAGCAAAGCAACAATAGAAGAAGCCGAAGAACTTCGCAGAGCATTTCGAGATTACAGTTTTAAAGTCACCAATGACGCGGTTGCTGCTCAATATGCCAGTGCAAAAGATACTATAGATGAATTGATGGAACAAAGTGACCCAGAAGGTTTTGAACAGCTTTTAGCTGTCCGTGAAATTTATCAATCTTCTAAAGACCCACTTAGACCCGGAAGCCTGATGCAGAAGCTAAAAACATCAAAAGTGGGCGAAAAGGTAGATTTAGACTCTGGTCCGTTTGTTGGTATGTATCGGAACGAAGACCCCTACAGCATTTTAGCTAAAGCAGGAGAACATATTGGTGGAATCTTAAAGGGTGGTGCTAGAAGTTCTTTAGATACTAACAAACTTAAAAATCATATGGCAGGTCTCGAGCAAGCGTTTGGAACGCATATAGGAGATAACGGACAACTATATATAGATTTGGACACCGAGCAAGGTAAAGAGGTTTTTGAAACCTTGCGTCAGCTTACTGAAGAAGTCGTATACTCTTCATGGGCAAACAAAGTATTGGGTCAATTACCTCAACCGGGTACACGTATGCCTGTTCAAAGGGAGTCTTTTACAACAACGCTTTTAGAAGAACTGGATAGTATAACAGAACAACCTTTGCAAATAAATGTTAAAGTTGGGGGAGAGGAGACTACACGAGCTATTATTGATGTTGCTGGAATGATTGCCGAAGAGCAGGATATTGTTAAGGTTATAGGCGAAGGGGAAAAATATCATCAACAAGGTTTGAAGGCTGTTGCTGAGTTTAAAACGCTTCTTAAAAAGGTAAGCAACGACGCTAGGGTAGGTAAGGGTTTAGAAGAAGCATCTATGCGTTCTATATATCAACTGACGGGCTTACAAAGTAACCTTGAATTTTTTGAAAAGTACATTCAGGGTAACGGTGATGTGTCAGAAGTTAAAAGAACTTTTGTTCGACAGTTAGCAAATGACCCCGCACTTCAAGGTAAAGATTTAAATGCTCTTTTTGATGAAGCTGCATACAAGATGGTGTATGGTGCATTAAAAGAAAAAGGGGGTTACAGGGCAACACAGTTAAAGAAAACAGCTAAATATCAGGAGCTTGTACTAGAAGCTGGCGGTGAAAATGCTGTTATTAAAGAGTTTACAAATACTCTTGGCTTAATAGAAGCACTTCAAGACCCTAGCATAATACGTAATCTTAACAAAGTTGGCATAGATGAAGCTCATGTTAAACATCTAGAAATGATTACAACTTATATCTCTACTAAACAAGCAATGAACCTTGCAGCAGACGCATCAGCTAGAGGTATGAACGCAAATGAAGTTCTCAGCCGTGCATATAACATAGCACGAGAAATGGTTAGCCCGACGTATATAGCGTCTGAATTAGCTGTTAGAATATTAAAGAAAGCTGACTCGGACTCTTTTCTTCTAATGCTGCAAAACAAAGAAGCAGCTAAAATCATGGAAAAGATGATGTATTTCCCAGAAAGAGTACGTCCCGGCGATATGAATACATTCGAAACTTTAGTGCTACAGTTTGCTGCAACTCAAGTAGTAGCAAAAGGTCAGCGAGAAGAAATAACATCATTCTTAAATGACGCAGTAGGAGTAACAGATGATGAACAAGAAGAACAAAATCCGTAAGGCGTATGCCTACGGTTCTATGGTTCGTAAACCAATGATGTATGGCGGCACTGCAAATCAGATGTCTGCAAGAAGAGTATCTGGTCAACAGATGCCCCGTGAAGAACGTAAGTCTAAAAACGTTGAACCTGCTATGGGTATGCCTAAGATGGCTATGGGCGGTAAGAACAAAGAGTTCGCAGCATTAGCCCCGCCTCGTGATAAGATTACATACGCTGACAAGATTGCTGGGGCGACTAAAACTAAACGTAACGGCTAGAGTTTGCCATCACGTCATCTCCTATCTCTCGTAAGTAACGAACGAGACTAGCAACCTTAAACGTCCCCTCATACTCTGGAAACCCACGTTCCATTGTCTTTACAAACTCTTCTGGGTCTATCGCCTGATAGTCTAGTTCGATATGCCCATCAGTGTTCATTACACATGTCAAATTAAATAACTCAGCTTTAACTTTCTTTGCCATCTTTGTAAGCCTTAAATACATCGGTGGAAAACAGTTTCTGAAGGCTGAGTAAGTACATACGAGCCGCACCGTTATCCCCCCCGGATACGGTGCGTTTTTCGTCTAGGTTGTCTATAATACGTTTGAGAGAAGGGACATCGAACACGAGCGTTGCAAAAGTCTCGTCCCCAATGCAGAGGTTGTGAAACCAGTAGTCGGACTTAGTTGCATTGATACCGCTAGGCTTGCCATAGCACTCGTACTCTATGGCTATGTTACCAGTTCGAACCCACATGTCTCGCTCTGATTTTACCTCTATCTTCTTATCCTGCAGCATGTCAGCAACACGCTTCTCACGTACCTTTCCGTACTGTAAATCTAGGTCAAACTTCTTACGGTCTGCTACGCGAGGTTCTATGGTCATGAGAACTTACCTATTAAAGCAAGAACTACTTCATACCCCCCATACAAAAATAGTGCAGTAACACATACCTTTAAAAATTTGTTCATGCCATCATCAGACATGCGTTCCCATTCTGGCCTACTCATGTTCTCCCCCTGAACCTCTACCAAGACCCCCAAAGTATTGGGGTCTTTTACGTGCAACCTCGAACGTAGCTACAGTTACTACTATACCAGCTATAAGTATACTGTGCAACAGCGCACTTACACCAAACACAGTAATAGACCCAACATACATTGAGAAGATAATGCACCACATCCATGCAAGAAGTTGCATAACAAGATGTCTGGTATTTGTATCTGGTATGTTACGTAATGGGTTATGCTCACTATTCATAACCGCGTTCCAACTGTCGTATATAAACTTACTCATCATGCGGCACTCAAATCTACAACTTCACAGGTATCTGCAGTACAGGCTAACTCCCGCGAACCTGTTGTAGTGTCCTCTTTCTCAAACTCAGTTAGTTTGTCCCAATCAAGAGTAACATGATTGTACGCTTGTTGCCATTCTAAATAGTCTTCACGTTCTATATCTTGATATGGAGCCTGTTGATATGTATGCTCACTATGAGGCAGGAACGAGACACCTGATGCAACATCGAAGTTCTCGTACACCCAAGCACCAACTTCCATCCACTCGTGTTCTTTTACAGAAATAGTTACAGATGGTTTGTGTTCGCACCAATACAGCGCATACGTTTTCCACAGTTCAAGTTGCTCTATTGCTGTGGTGTCAGTGCGAAGAACAGCCCCTAATGGGGACTGCATGGCAAAGCTAAATACGGTTGTCGTATCTGGCTTCATGACATCTGGTTCGTTGTATATCCCAGACTCCTTCATAAACTGAGTAAGAGGGTCAGAGTTGCCCCCACGAACAGTTCGAATGTAGTAATCATTGTGACGAGCGTGAATACCACTAGCTGCGTCCACGAGTTGTGACACAGTACCCGACGGCTTTACACAAGTGATTGCAGCCGACTGAGGGATTCCAAGCATTTTTGCATACTTGTGATTCGTCCTTACCGCTTCTTCTTTCATCTTTTCCAACCAGCGTTTGCTGTCTACGTTTTTTGACAGAACGGGATGGTCCATGATACCAGTTAAGGACACACCTAACAATCTTTCTTCCTCTGTGTTCTTTTTCCATACGTTTCTCAAATACTTAAAATCCGTTAGCGTAGACTGTATTGTACCCACAATAGTAGCAATTCTCGTCTTCCTCAGTAAGTCATCGAGGGTATCACTAGCCCTCACGACGACCTCAGAGAGGTTACAAAATTGATATGGACGTAAAATAATCTCACTACATGGGTTTGTACCCCACGGATGTCCTGTCTCTCGTCTGCCATTACGTGCAACTTGTTTGTCTGCAGCTTCACGATTAAAGATACCTCGTTCACCAGATTTACTATCGTACAACGCAAGCCACTCCCGCATGAATGTACCCATCTCTGGCTTGCCTTTGTAGGCAACAGAGTTGTTAGCTAAGGCTCTCTGCCCTTCATTTTCCCACCACTGTCCTGCCTTGGCGTGGCGCATCTGGTCATCGTTTAAGTTACTGAGACTGATAAGAGCAGAACGTCTTACCCCACCTACAACAACAATCTCTCCTACCTTACACATCAAATCATGACACTCAATAGGAAATAATCTACGTCCTGCTGCTTTCTTAAACACCTCTACAGTAAATGTGAACAAATCTACAAGAGGCTGTGGACCAGAGGCTCTCCCTCCCATAACCTTCAAACGTTCGCCAGATGCACGAACTTCTGATACATCCCATGTAGGTATCTGTCCTGCGTATAAGAGTGCAATCAATTCTCTATACGCTTTTGCCCATCCCGGCTTACTATCTGCTACTTTAATGACAGTCTCAGATTCGTTCATTGCATCACTAATAACAGGCATTTTATCAACGTTACTACGCTCGACAGAAAACCCAACACCTGTGCCACACATAAGAATGTACATGCACTCATCAAATGAACGTGGACTATCTACAGGAATGTACGAACAGTTGTACCCACAAACATTATCTCGCTCTAACGCAGGGCCACATGTCATCATTGCCCTCATGCTTGGCATAACTTCTAAACCTAAAATAGCATCGTGTATCTCAGAAAGGTCTTTCTTTGATATATCAAAATCGTGCTTATCTTTAATATGATTTGCCATAAAGTTTGTGTAACGATATACGGTCTCGTGCCAATCTTCTCTGCGTCCTTCATCTTCAATCCAACGAGCATATCGTGATTTGTGAATGAATTGCTGATATGGTGTGGGTAACATGTTGTTCATTAGATTTTTTCCTTTTCTACTTCAATTAGTCTTTTGAGATAGAACTCTGCTTTTTTAAGGTCTTCAAGTCCGTTTTTGTACCTGTATCGCCAGAGGTATTTGAGTATGTTTCCTTGGAGGTAGAACTCATAGCCTTCACCTGTCGCCGCTTCGATTGCATCAAGGCACTCGATACCTGCCTGATTGTAGTGTGGTGGATTGTCGACCATGTTAACATTAGCGTATGCTTCCTTTCCTGCCTGTTCGTTTTCTTCTATCTCTTTCATTATGTTCATGTAGCTTGTCACTGCGTCTCTCCAAAGTTTACCTTTACGATATTATCTTCTCGTTTAATAACTTTATCTATAGCATCTTCTGCTTCTTTAGTATCGGGTTTAAAAGAGTGTGCCATAGCTACGAAACTTAGTCTAGCCATACCTGCATCCCAAATCCGGTCAAAATCATTTTCCATCATTTCTATCATGCCTGACAAGATAACCATTCCTGCAGGGACACTCTCCATGTCGATGACGTTTCCCTTTGTTGTGTCGTACGCCGTCATAGAAAATGAATCTTCATCTTCATAGTTTAGGATTAAATAATATCTATTAGGCAATAGACTAGCTTTTTCTACATTTGAAATTATGTCATCACTCATCTTTCAGCCACTCCTCTGGGATTGCTTTCTCTGCCCACACAAATCCATGTTTAGTTGCCCAAGCAGCATAAGTAGTCTTACTACCCCTATAAATTTTATTTTTTGCATTTAAGAATACAAATCGTATATCAAGGTCGGGATGTTGTTGCTTTATAAGCAGCATCTTTACACGGTCTCCCTTATCTAAATGCCCCTTTGCTTCAATATACAACTGATTGTGTGGTATATAAAAATCAGGGGTGTAGTTACGGGGCTTGGGTATATACGTAAGTTTCTTTGACTCGTATTCAAAAGTGATACCTCTTTCAGCAAGAGCCTTTGCTATGTTGATTTCAAACATAGACCTATATCTAGTGTTTCTCATTATTCTTGCAGGGGAAACCCGTCCTTTATCATTTGTAGCCTTTTTAATAGATATTGTTCTACTTTTGGGGTATGCTTTTCTAGGTAATTTAACTCTTCGCTTAACTTGAGTGTCGGAAGACATATGGTTACACCCATCCTTAATTTATATGATATATGTTGAATTTGATTTTCTATTAATGGTATGTCTCGCGCTTCGGTATTTGGCAACAAATAACCGCTTTCAGAATAGTTATTGCGAAGAGTAAGAGGCAAGGAATTTTCTAAACCGCGAACTTGCACAGTAGCAGGGTCTCCCCCCTTTTCCTCGTGGGACTCTACATACACACACCTCAACATCGGATTAAGCTGTAACAGCTTCAACGGATAGGTATCTGTGTAGAGAACGGGCATTACATCTTCCGTTTAACTAACTTAACATACCAAGCTTTTGGCGGGAACTTTGCTTTAGATGTAACTTTATCATGATACTCTGCGTTCTTCCAGCAAATTTCTTTAAATGAACAGAACGTACAGGTCTTAGGCATAAACTTATTACCTGTGTAAATTTTCTCGCCTTTAACGGTGTAGGATTCGTCAACAGCCTCAAAAGGTATCTTAAACTTATTATCTTTAAGAAGGCTCTCTACGCGGCTCCTAGCGTCAGCAATGTACGTTTTACGGTCCTCTTCTTGGTCTGCAGGTGCTTCGACAAAATCCCATTCGCCAGATGATTTGTTAATTGCTATCCAACCACCAAACGGCATGTCTTGTGATTCCGAATATAGAAAACCCTGCATGATGTAACCAAAAGGGTCATCCTCTTTGATTACTTCATACCCCCCACGGTTCGAAAACTTGTTATCGAAAGACCACGGACTAGTCGACTTAACGTCCCAAACTTTATCTTGACCGTCATTTAAAATAATATCTAAAGTACCCTTAATATCTGTGTCACCTAATTTTAGATTACACTCACGTTGGGTATCGACAACGTTCACTCCTGCCGCTTTCATAACGAACACAGCAATGGCCTCAACAAGGTCTCCCATGAGGAAACGCATAATATCATTATACGCAACATCTTGGACATGACCCTGTTGTTCCATCTTCTGCTGACAGAGTGGGCGGCCTAGACCTGACATACGAATACGGTAACCACCACGAGATGATAACTGCTTTCGCAAAGAGTTTTTACAGTCTTCCCCAAACTGCTCTATCAGGTCGTCAAAACGGGAAGAGTCAATCTCTCCCCGTCCTGCTTTTTTTAGGAAGTCCTGTACTTCCAGAAGGGCTATCATCCCGCTAACCGATTAGCTAGGTCGATATCCTCATCAGGCATCATTTGCTTTTGGGCTTCTTTATAATCGCTCATGAGCATGTTATTAGATGCAGCGATAGTATCTAAAAACTTTTGGCATAACTCCTTACGCTCTGGAGTCAACGAGACTTCCTTCACTAAAGAGGGTTGAGGAACCCAGTAGGTTACCCCACCATTGGACATACGCTTAGTTTTTATTTCTATTAACGCAGTCGGTAACGGGATGGAGTTACCCAGCTTTTGCTTAATAAAGTCGTTCATTGGGCGGAATCCCGAACGTTTAAAATAACTTGCAAAAGGTAGGTCCTTCACCGGAGAAGCTTCACCTGCGGCATTAACAGCGTTAGCCATATCAAGCTGTCCGTAAATAATCAGGTTACACGTTACAGACTTACTCAAAAGCAAACGAGGGTCATCCTCATCGAGGTCCTCTTCTTCTTTACGAGTCAGTCTACCGCATTTAACTCCGCCTCTATCATCCTCAAAGCGGTCAGTCATTTTTCTACGCTGCATAGAGCGACAAATAATCTGCCCTTCTTCTTGGTCAAAGATAGAGTATTGGTAAGTACGAGCCATAGGATTAATAACTACAGTATCAGAGTATACGTTTTCTGAACCGTTCCAAATCTTCCACGTCCCACGTTTTAACGTATGCCCCTCTTCAGTATCAGCATCATAGTTAATACGCAAAGTTGCAGGACCAGCTTGTTTAGACTCAGCCACACCGTCCTGACCTAACGCAGCCAGCAACGCATCTTTATCATCCGATATACTTACTGCAAATTCATTCTCTACTATTTCTAAATTACCCATGCTATTCTCCACTGGGTTAAAGTTAACGTAAATTGATTATACTTCAAACACGGCGTGTAAGTCAAGCCAGTTTTTTCCTATTTTTAATTCTATTCCTACGGGCATACTGTACTCTTTGTTATACCTACGTTTTGTCTCCTGTGGCAAACACAACATGGCGTTGGACATCACCTGAACACACTGGTCTTCTTCGCCGGGATACACATCAATCACAATCGAATCGTGTACTGTGTTGCAGATGACCGACTGCATATCCTTCATATCGTGATGTAGTTTGACAAGAGCCATAGGCAAAAGGTCTGCGGTGGCAAACCCTTGCACAGGATAGTTACAAATAGCTGTGCGATTGGTAGCCGTACCCCATTCAGTCCACCTAGCATCTGGGAAAGCATACTGTCTGCCTGACGGTAAGGTAATCTCTTTCTTTGTCACTGCATCTTTCTGCAGAGACTTGTGCCACTCTGTAACGCCACGATACTTTTCTTTGAACGCTCTGTAATATCTTTGCTGGTCATCTGTACCACTAACACCACCATATAACGGTTTAAATGTGTGTGCTTTCGCTTCTTGTCTCGTGCAACCAATTACACTAGCTGTATAACTATGAACGTCTGTGCCAGCTTCTACGTCTGTCAGGATGCCGTCATCGTCAGCAAGATAGCCAGCAACCCTGAACTCTAGTTGACTGTAGTCACCCTCTAGTATCTGCCCACCTTCAAACCTGCTTTCTACTGCCCTGCGAATTGCAAAAGTAGAACCACGAGGCATGTTCTGGAAGTTTGGATTACGAGACGACAAACGGCCTGTCGCTGTCACACATTGCATAAACTCTGTGTGGATGAAGCCATTGCTATCCATGTTGTTTTCCATACCCTCAACAAAGGAACGCAGGTAAGTTCGCAGGGCAGAGTATCGTATGTAAGATTGTGCGAACTCACGAGCATCACCTCGCAAAGATAGTGACATATCCTCTAACGTCTCCTTGTCAGTCTTAAAACCACCCGCCGCAACATCAAATACGTCACGAGGAACCATCTTAAAACCTGCAACCTCACCTGTACTCTCATAAACCACACCTTTACCCGAACACGTTCGACATATCCTAACAGCTTTTCCAATGCTTCCATCCTTTCTTAAAGGGTTGTATCTACCTTTTCCATTACAGTTCGAACACTGTGAACCTATAGTTTTGTAAATCACGTCAGTCTCTCGCATTACGTACCTCTTAAACTCTGCACGAGACATACGTTTACGCATCTTGGGTTTCTTGGTTGCACCGCGGATTTCATGACCAAGGTTAAATATGTTAGCCCAAGTCTTCTTATCAACGACTTTGCAAGAGTACATCAGCATAGACCTATCGTCTGGACTATCAAGATTAACAGGGGTATCCCCCATAACATATGCAGCTAGTTCGTTTAGTCTACGTTCTAACTGAAATAGTTCTTGTTCGTACTCTTCACGAATCTCAGCTAGAGTTGTTTTGTTTATCTTGATGCCGTTCTGCTCAATGTGAGCAAGAACGTTTGTCATCTCAAGCGACAACCTCAATGTTGGTATCAGGGTCATTAAATAATTCCTCAAACGATGAGCCAAAGGCTTTGAGTTGTTCTAATGCTACTTCTTCTGTAGCTATTACATCTGCAATCCCATATTCTACTATAATACTCCACGGGATGTCAAAGAATGTTTTGCCATCTTTAAAGTAAGGGCTAATCAAGTCTTTCTCTTTTTGTGTGCCGCCGTACTTCTCGGCAACAGCGGCAAGGCTAAGAGGCCAACGTCTAGCTTTAGCAAGAATGTACTCAGCAACCATCGTATCATACACATGTCCCTCATACTTGAAGTTGCACTCGCGTATCCACGATAAATCAAATTTAATGTTGTGACCTACAACTACATCAGCAAGGTTCAAGGCATCTTGAAATATATTGAAGCCATCCTTGCTAGGTTGCTGGGTGCTGTGGTCAAAGCAAAGGTAGTGTACCTGTTCAATGCCCAGCCACTTGTAGCCCACAGAGACAAGTGTGTTACCGAAGTACGGCAGGGGTGTAGATGAACCATTGGGTTTCTCCTTGTGGGTAGTTTCTACGTCAAACGTCAAGACTCTCATCAGTCTCTTCCTTTACAAACAATTCATGCGGAATACTATCCCATTCATCTCTTCTCATGCGAAACTTAATCCACTCAGTAGGAACACAGATTCGCACCCATTTTCTACCTACAATAGCCCAAACTAAACGTGTACCAGAACGAGGCCACTTAACGTTATACAAATCTACTCTGTACAGTTTCGCTGTTGCCCATGTTGCCTCTTTAGGTCTGGGTGTTGTCATTAATAGTATACACCAGTTTGCACGTCAATATGACTAGTGAACATACCATGCCATCCGTTTATTTTGTTTTTTGAAATACATATATGCCGTGCTGTGTTTTCTTCTTCAGATGTGCCAGTTTTGCCGATGCCAATAATAACATCTGCTTCACCAGCCTTACCCGTCCTAGAGTTATCTAACATAGCATAATCAATAAACTGTCTGTCATGCGCTTCAAAACTAGCTTGTGATACTGACCATATCAGAAGTTTGTTACGTTTAGCAACTTCCCGCGCAACTACATAGGTTTCCTTCAAACGTTCATCTCCACGGTTAAAATCACCAGCGACCCTAAACTTGTCAAGCTGGTCACAGAACATAACGTCTGGTTCATTTAACTGGGCGTACTCGTTTAGTTCTTCCATAGATGTGCCTACAGAGTCCATAACAATGAGATAAGGTGCTATCTCCTCATCATAGCGTTGTTGTAATGTGTGCTGTTCCTCTATCATCTGTTGTCGTGTGCGTTCAAAAAACGATTGAATGATACGTAACTTAATCTTTTCAGCAGGTTCCTCGTTTGCCCAATAGACTACCTTGTGCTTCTGTCGAATGTAGTTCGCGGCAAGAAAAGAACAGAACGTTGTCTTACCTACCTCTGGACGAGCGAAGATAATACCAAGGTTACCCCTGTCCATGCCTGACAAATGCTCTGACAACAAATCCCAACCAAAGGGAAAGTCAGGGTCACCTGTTTCTTCTTGCACTAGTTGTGTAAAGTTTTTGTCCATTTCACTATAAGTTGTCCTATCTGTCATTCGCCCATCTTCAACCATGTCGATAAGCGTCTTGAGTTCGCCAAAGTGTTCTGATTCGCCAGTGAAGATGGCAATCGCTTTCTCACCAATTTGTCTTGCCCTATCTCTTACCCAGAAGTTTTTAACCACATCCTGTTCGAGGGCCATCTCTTCTGATATGTTCGTGGATAGCTTGTCTAATATACCATATATCTCGTGTACTGCGCTAGACGGCATAGCAGGGTTCCGGTCACTGACCAGTGCCGCCACCTGACTAGGGTGCATATCGACACCATATTCCTTGTGACCGTAGGTAATCACGTCGAAGATTGTTGCATCTCGTCCTGTGAACATGTCTTTAGTGACAATGTTTTTTACCTTACCGTAGAACTCGTGGTTGAGCATGAAGCCCAACACCTGATGTTCAAGCGTACTTTGAGAGGACTCGCTCTCTTGTTGCATCATCCATGTCCTTTATGTCTTGATTTAAAATCATCATGTTAGTCGGCACAATACTTTGTAATTTTCTTACAATTTCTAAGGCTTTTTGAGTAGCATCCTTATCAAGAGCTACAAATACCTTGTCGTATTTCTGCAATACTTTAATGTGTGTGTCAAGTAAGTTTGTTCCGAGCAATGCTACCCCCGAAAAAACAGAAGATACACAGCAAGCACTAGCACAATCTTCGACAAGAATACCGACACGTCCGCTGCCGCAAACGAAAGGATTACCTGACTTTCCATATCTCCACCACTTCGGTTTCTCATTGGTTAATGTTCGGCCTGCCGCATCGACCACACGTTTACCATCCGTAATGAGGTAGACAATTCGATTACGTTGGAAATCGAACCGCAAGTCTACCCGACCATCTAGATAGGCATCATAAGCGTGTACTCGTTTGAGATAGTCCACTGATTCTTGGCTACGGGTTATCGGAACGAACGTATTTGGCATTTCAAAAGTAGCACAGTACGTGACAGCATCGTCACTCTTGTTGTTTCTTTTCAATAACATAGGATGCGTTGTTACATCTTTAGTTAACCTGAAGCCTGTACGACCAGAAGTAGTACAGTCAGCATGGAAGCAATGATATAAGCGTTCGCCATTCTTTTCTCCTACACTAAAAGTGTTTTTCTTTCCACAAACAGGGCAGTCCATACGCATCCGCCCGTTTGGTTGCAGAGGTAAGGATGTTACAAAGTCTTTTACCCAAGTAGTCATGAGTTACTCATATGACAAACTAAAAACGCTGTCAAGCAACTTTTATTGTTGACGATAATTTTTATTCGTGCTATTTAAGGGTACACCCTTCAGGGAATCCTATAATATTTACTTATTATATATTACTATGAAAAAAAGAAACCCTATAGCTAAACATATACGTAACCCTTCTTATAGAACGCGAGTTGTTCCTAGCAAACGAGGCGTGGACGAAACTTACGATTGGGTTAGTGAATGGCAAGAGGAAGATAATGCCCAGACCAAACAAACTGAATGTACCGACAAAGTGTTACAATCTACTGTTTCCGATAGAACAGTGGGACAAACTGGCAAAGATGGCACACGAAAGAGCAAAGACTGAGCTAGAACAAGTCAGTGTTGCTGACCTAATACGGGATGCTGTTGACCTGTACATCCACGTAATTGAACAAGAGGATGAAGATGAAAAGACGGGAACTGAAGGCTGAGATAGTCGAACGAGAGTTTGACGGGAAATGGCAAGTCCTCACGCCAGCTAGTATGGTAAGGCTGGGTGAGACAAGCCGCGAACTTGTTAAGCAGGGTGAAGCTGTCGACCTGACAAAGTGGGTCACGGTTCATGTGACAAATTCTCAACGCCAAGCAAAGAAATGGCTTGACACTAACACTGGTTACGTGTTAAAACTGAGTACACCCTACGAAGTTGCGTAGACGTGGGGTGTCCTTTCTGTTGGTTGGGAAGCGGGGTTGTCCTTCGGGATTGCCCCGTTTTCTTTTGTGCTTGACACGTTCGATAGTTACCTGTATGGGTAATGAGACTGTTAAATAGAAAGGACAACAAGATGGACGGCTTAACTTGTTTACGATGCGGTTACTACCATGAGGATTATAACCGCTTGAAGCATTACAGTTATGACAGCGGTGGATTTTGCCGCAACTGTGATTACGACCACATGATTGCAGATTCAGAAAGGGAAGAGGAAGAGGATGACGAGTAAATGTAAAGACTGTTCGTATGATGAACGAGACAGATTGATACATTTATGCGGCCTTTGTGAAGAGCAAGCCATCAAAGAAAGAATTAAGTGGTGGCAGGACGGGAAGAGAAAACTAAGAAGGAAAGAGACAGATGGGCAGAGTTAAAGAAATGGCGATGGCACTTGAAAGCCAGTGGTACGAAAAGGCTGACTACTGGGCTGGTTCGTGTGAAATGTTCGCTCAATTTGCACACGAGATGAAACGGTTTCGTGATATGATGACACATTACAGCGACCAAGAATATGACGAGATACTAAACGAAGCATGGCATGAAAAGTGGAGCAAGTACCAATGAAAGAATTTATGCTTGTAATTAGTATGTGGGCAAATACCACATACTACCTTGAAGGGGAGTTCAACGAGGGCTGGGAGTACATAGGCAATCAAATGATACTAGAAATGCCTATGACACAGAGAGAGTGCGAGAAATTAGCTGATGACAAACGCTGGACAAGATACAGCAAAAATCCATATTACGCTATGATTGCTCAGTGTTATCCTAAAGACTGTCAAGGGAAGGACGTTTGCTGACAAATGACAAACGCTGAACGTGACAAATCAGTCACGCTAAACATGACAAACTCGCCACGCAATCATCCTACTAAACAGGAGTATTTTTGTGGGTGCGGTGCGAAGGCTGATGTTTGGGATGCGTTCAATACTTACTGCGCTGTTTGTTATTTGCAAAAACAGAAGGTACTTGACAGGACTGCATAAATCTGATTTTGTTTTTTTACCAACAGAAAAGGAAACATAACAAATGAGAAAAGCAGATATAAACAAGCCAGCAGTAACTATGTATCCGAACGCTAAGCGGTCGATTGCAGAATTAAAAACTGGTGCGCTTAAACTATCTAATAATAACAAGATAGCTGATAAGGGGAAATTGCCCGTTGTTAAGAAAGGCAAGTTTAAAGGCTATGTTATCTTTACACTTACGCTTGAAGAACGGGCAACGTGTCCCCGTGAGTGCTACCACTGGGATAACTGTTACGGAAATAATATGCGTTTTGCTCATCGTATTGAACACGGGCCAGCACTCGAAGCCAAATTAAATGAAGAGATAGCGGAACTGTGTGCCACTTATAAAGGTGTCATCATCCGTCTGCATGTTTTGGGTGATTTTTATTCCACAGGATATGTCAATCTGTGGGCATGGTGGCTGAGTGAATATGACAACTTGGCAGTGTGGGGATATACAGGCAGAACAAGAGAAAGCAAAATAGGTCAGCGTATCGAAAAAACTCGTCAACGTTTTGGCAATCGCTTTTCTGTCCGGTTCAGCAATAATTTAGATTACATTTTTTCAGCTAATAGCACTGAACGCCAACAGCCAAAATCAGGCCATTCTTTTATTTGTCCAGAACAGACGGGCGATGTTGCCAACTGTGCGAACTGTGCGCTATGTTGGGCGGCAACTGATAGGCAAGTTTTATTTATGACACATTGACAAATTTGCCACGCCAACTTTTCTTTGGGGATATATCACAAGGGCAGAATTTTTGTTTCCTTTATCTGCTACTGGTCTGGATATATCAGGCAATTTTCGCGAGGCGGGGCGAATTGCCAGCAAAAAAATAGCTTTACTTTCTGGGCGAATTGTGCCTTAGAATCAGGGCGGGGGCTCTCCCCATAAATAAACCAACAACAGAAAGGCATGATTTATGCTTGATTTAGTACCAAACAATAGCCGCCTGTCAGATATTCGGGACGGCATCCAATACGACCATAGCGACCCGTTCGACTTGTCCTTGTTTACTGATAGGGCAGTGTTTGAGCGAGTGCCAATCGAGGCGCAAACATACTGGGAAGATAAAACCCCGTATGGTGACACTATCCAGCAAGTAGTTGAGCCGACCAAGATTGACAACTACCACGCTGTATTGAACAAAGCCACTGGCCAGCTTGTCGATATGCGGCCTATTCCTAAAACCTATCAGCTTGTTCCTCATCAAGATATGATGAAAGTGCAGGCTCAACAGCTTGCCGATAGCCCACTGGGTGGACGGTTGCGGGTAGTTGATAGGCTATTTGAAGCGGGTAAGAAAGCCCATCGGACTATCTACTTCGAAGACTTGAAAGCAGACGTTCGAAGCCGTCAGGGTTCAGATAGTGTCGTTCCTCGTCTGGACGTGTTTAACAGCATTGATATGTCTTGGTCATTCCAAGTGTTCAGCGGGGCTTATCGTGACCTGTGCCGTAATACGCTAGTGTTCGGGGGTGAGAAAGCGTATCACCAGAAACGCCGACATACCCGCAATCTGGACACGTCAGCATTGACAGGTAAAGCCGTCCTATCTCTGGATATGTTCCAAAATCAGCGGGAACAGATGGACAGATGGGCGAGCCTCGGCTTGTCCTCTAGGCAGTTTATTGACGTGTTATCTGAGACAATCTGCAAACGTAAAGCGAGACCCAGTGACGGGGAAGAACAGCCCGTTAATAAGAGCCTGTTAAACTATCTGGGTGACCAGTTTGAGGAAGAGGCAAAAGAACTGGGTGAGACCATGTGGGCGGGTTATAATGCCTTAACACACTGGTCAACGCATACGCTTGAGAAAGGCAGGGAAAAGCAGAAACAACATGACGCTCAACGGAAACGTGCGGACATGGTGCGGGATGTTTTGACCTCTGAGCCTTGGCAGGTATTGGAAGGGGTGGCCGCTTAATGGAAGCCCTTTACGTTATCTATAGGACAATTACAGTTGTGTTCTTATGTTTGATTATCTATGCTGTATTCATTGCCAACTGAACGAAAGGAATTAAAGCGATGAAAGAGAAAACCAGAAATACTATTGTTGAGAATATCGGCCTTGCATGGGTTTATTCCCCGCCTAAAGCCCGGACTTATCTTAATGAAGCTTTGCGGGGTTTTGCAGAAGACCGGAAAGAACAGGAAGAAGCGGCTAAACGTTTGCTGGAATATGTCTTTAAAGATGAAAAGCCAGCAAGGAATAAGCCAGTAGTCGGGGGGTCTAGATTACTTGACCCAAAAACAAAACAGGTTCTAAATGTGCTTGTTGCTCGGCCTTATCCTGTCACCTTGGACACTATCTTGCGTAAGACTGATGTTAAGTCGAAGATGGCCGTTCATAAGCATATTGAGGCAATTCGCAACGCTGGGTATAACGTGCAGACGATTACCACTGGACGCAAAAAGCGTAAGTATAAGTTGGGGGCGTAATCATGGACGGTTGTACAATTACTCTTACCGATAAGGAAGCTAAAGCCTTACATAGCTTGCGGGAAGTTATCCAGCAGGAAATTAAGAACGTCATTTCAAATGAACACGAGACTGTCACCGAAAGCGATGTTGAAGATATGATTACAAATCATCTGGACAGTGAAATTGACCAGTACATAGAGAACTGGTGCGACAATCATCTGGAAGAACGTATCCAAAATGTTTTCAGGGATAAGTTGACATTATCTGTTGATTTAGTCTAAAAGAAAACTATCAGGGGGTTGCGCTGCTGCAATCCCCGCCAATCTTGAAAGGAAAAACCAATGAAGAAATCAGCTTTTAACTACAACGTCGATAAAGAAACCGCAGAAGAGTTTGCTGTAGTGCCCTATGAAGATTTACAGGCTATTGCGATGCTTAACCATGTTATCGGCAAGCAGGTTGCAGTGCTGGACACCATGCTTGAGAATATGGGTGTGACCCAGTATTCGTTCGAAAAAAAGGTAAAGACACTTGCAGATGTCAAGGCTACGACTAATGACGTGGCTTGAGATTGCGACCTATCTTATAACGGCTTGGATTATTCTAGGCTAACCCCATTCCTCCCGCGAAACTTGCCCCGCCTATCCGGTGGGGCTTTTTTTATGCGGTTAACCAGAATAATAGTGTAGCCGTTGTATTTGCTGGGTTTACGGTGCGGGATGTTTGCCCCTGTGAGCATGTTATAATGAACGTGATAATCAACCACTGGGGTTAACAATATGACAAATGACAAAACGCGGACGCGGGCGGGCGTGCGCGGGCGTTATTGTTTGGGGATGCGGTGCGGTGTTGCTGGGGCTAGTTTGTCGGGAAGGTAAACCTTGGCTGTTACAAGTAACAAATAAAGATTTTCTTTACACCCGTGCGCATGGGCCACTGGGGACCCCCTGCATTTGCTATGCAATCACGACATGTTTTTTGTATTTTTAGGGTTTTTAGTATGGGTTTCCCGGCAAACGTGTAGGGTAACCCCTCAAGGCACAAAAAAAGGGACCCAACAAGGGGTCCCGACGAACGTGTAAGGTAGCGCAGCAGGGTATGGGGGGTTTACCCGGCGGGTGGTACGCCTAGTATGACAACGGATATCGCATCCGTCAACCCCAAAAATGCACTTCGCGTAATTTTTTTTGTAATTATCAGGTAAAACAGTTGACAATACACCATATTATTACCATAATGAGGTTGCTGGGGTTGCAAAACGCTGGTTCGCCTCACCTATTACGCTAGTTCCTTTACGAAACAGGCAGAAACCGAGTGACAGAACGCTACCCAGCACCTAATCAAGGCAAATCTAATGAATTTAGTACAACAAGCTAAGAAAAAGCAGTTGTCTGAGAAGCAAGAAAACTTCTTGACAGCTCTTTTCGAGTCTAACGGCAACTTCAACCAAGCAGCAGAGGTTGCAGGGTACGCCCGTGGGTCTGTTACGTGGCTACGCGACACCCTCGCAGAAGAAATCGTCGAAAGAACACGGGCTGTGTTGGCCGGGAACTCCCTCAAAGCGGCTAACAAGATGGTAGAGTTAGTTGACACGCCAGTTATTGAGCGTGGGGACGACTTAAAGCTACGTGCAGCAGAAGCAATCTTGAATAGAGTTGGCCTTGGTAAGCAAGAAACAATGAATCACAATGTACAGGCAGTCCACGGTGTCGTATTACTGCCACCAAAGAAGGAAGTAGTAATCGATGGCTAAAAAACCTAAACCAATGACCACAGATATTAGTCCTGAACTGGCTAAAGCACTGGAGGAGATGAAGAACATGTCTCCTAAAGAAAGAGAAGAGTTTAGAAAAAAAATGTTCCCAAAACCCTTGCCTTTTAACCCCAAGGCTTTAGAAGAAAAGAAGTTTAAGCCAACCCCTCTTAAAGATTCTCGTGGAAGAAAAGCCATGCGAGGGGCAGACTGATACATCGTGGAAGAAAATCAGGACCCTCAGCCGAAAAAACGCGGTAGGCCCAAGAAGGACCCTAACGCACCAAAGGCTCGATATAACCTATCTCGTGCCGAACGTGCAAGAAGAGCCTTACAAGCTCGTGTTCGCAAGGCTGAAAAAGCAAAAGAAAAACACCAGAAGAAAGCGCAGGACAAAGCCAGCTACGCACGTAAACTAAAGAAAAGTGCGAAGAAGGTGGAGGGTGCGCTTAACGGCACAGGTTCGCGGGTCGTGGATGGCAACGACGTTGCGAATCTCCCGGCAACCGTACAAGAGTTAATAGATGATACACCAGTTATATTCCAACCTAATGAAGGTCCTCAAGAAGAGTTTCTGTCTGCCCCAGAGCAGGACGTATTGTATGGCGGTGCAGCAGGGGGCGGAAAAAGCTTTGCCTTGCTTGCTGACCCTCTCAGGTATTGTCACAATCCTAATCACCGTGGTCTACTTCTCCGCAGGACTCTGGACGAATTAACTGAGCTTATCGACAAAGCTAAACAGCTTTACCCCAAAGCGTTTCCCGGCGCAATCTATAGAGAATCTAAATCAACATGGGTCTTTCCTTCTGGAGCAACCATGTGGTTTACATACCTAGACAGGGACAAAGACGTGACCCGTTTCCAAGGTCAGGCTTTCAACTGGATAGGCGTTGATGAAATAACACAATATCCGAGTAGCTATGTTTGGGATTACCTGCGTTCGCGCCTTCGCTCTACAGACTCAGAATTACAGCAGACCTTATGTATGCGCTGTACTGCCAACCCCGGTGGCGTTGGTGGCTGGTGGGTTAAGAAAATGTATATTGACCCGTCGGAACCCAACAAAGCTTTTGCGGCGAGTGACCCGGAGACGGGTAAAGCGTTTCTTTGGCCTGACACACATCCGACAAAAGCAGGCAAGCCCCTCTTCTACAGGAAGTTCGTCCCCGCAAGACTGACGGACAACCCATACTTAATGGCAGATGGGCAGTACGAAGCTATGCTGCGTTCGTTGCCAGATGTTGAACGCCGTAGGTTATTGGACGGAGATTGGGACGTAGCGGAAGGCGCAGCCTTTCCTGAGTTTTCACGGGCAAGGCATGTGGTCGAACCGTTTGAGATGCCGTACAACTGGCCCCGTATACGAGCCGCTGACTATGGCTATGCTTCACCATCTTGTGTTCTGTGGGGTGCAATCGATTGGGATAACAACATCTGGGTCTATCGTGAGCTATATGCCAAGCACTTGACAGCAGAGCAGTTGGCTGATAAAATACTACAAATGGAAGAACTTGACCCTCTTCCCCACTATAACGTGTTAGATGCCTCATGCTGGAACAAGACAGGATTCGGCCCATCTATTGCAGAAACTATGATGAGGGCGGGGGTACGTTGGACACCATCTGACCGTAACCGACTTCAAGGCAAGATGGAACTGCACAGAAGATTGGCAGATGACCCGTACACCAAAGAACCACGTTTACGCATCTTCTCGACATGTAAGCACACCACAGCGCAACTGTCGGGAATACCACTGTCGAAAACAAACAGTGAAGATGTAGATACCAAAGCTGAAGACCACGCATATGATGCACTCCGTTATATGGTTATGACTCGCACTTCCGGTTATACATCAATTCACAAAACTTTGCAAGGCATAAAAGAACAGGCGTTCCAACCTTTTGACGGGACATTCGGATACTAGATGGCAGTAGATTTTAGCAGAGACTTTATCAGTCAGATTACAGCAGAAGGTAAATCACGAGGGGATGCTCTTCGTGATTCTAACCTTGTGGATATCATCAATAACAGAACAGATATATCAGATAAAGTAAAAGCAACCAGAACACAGGTATTAAATGAGCTAGGGGCTTCGGGCATAACTTTAGGTGACATCACTGAAGAAACTCCCGCTGGTAAGCAGCTATTTAATTCTATAATAGAAAAAGGAAGCACTAACTCTATAAACGGCTTCATAGGAGACTTTAAGTCAATTCTTGCTGAGGTGGGGGTTACTGCTCAAGGAACAACTAACCCGTTCCGCACCATGTTAAAAAGCTCTGTGGGTGAAGCTGCATATCTAAACGCAGGATTTTCAACAGATGTAAGCAGACTTATTCCTCTGCAGTTTCCGCAAGAAGTGTACACAGAGTCTAAGCGTGTAGCTGCTAGCTTGATGGCAGACCCCAAGACTCGCCCTGCAGGGGGTCGTATGCTCTTGATGATGATGGGTGGTTACAGACCCTCAGACTTTAAAGCTTTAAAAATAGAGAACATTGATTTTAATACAGGCTTGGTCAAGGGACTAGAGTTAAAAACAGATGCAAAGCCCGGTAAAAAAAGCACTAATGTAAAAATCGGCTATCTACCTACGGCACAAAGAGACATCATAAAATCTATAATAGGGGATAAGACATCCGGTCTTGTTTTTGAAAAGCCGTCATCCTTGGATAAAACTATAGGAGATGCTTTAAAAACTTCGGCTATTCCTCAAATAGAATATTTACAAGAAAGCACAGGCGAGTACGTTAAACAGCCTTTTACTGCTTACGATTTTCGGCGTGTTATGGAAACTTCGTTAAGCGCGAAGGGTTATAATGACGACGACTTAGTTCGTAAAGCTCTTACTTGGAGACCTCCAGCAGGAAACGTTCAGAAGTACCAAGCTGTTATAGACCAATCAGGTGCTATTGAAGAGGCTAACGCTAAAGCCTTTGAACCGTATGTTCTTCTTACAGAAGGAAACAGAACAAAAGGTCCCGATGGTAAGTTTACACTAACTCATGGTCAATTTCTTTCTGATGTAGGTGTTACGCAGTTGTCTCCGTACACACAGAGATATGCAGTCAGCGCAGAAGGAGTTTCAAAACTTCCTGTTCACTTTCAAGATATAGTTCAGCAAAAATCTCAAGGAGTTTCTTTTTCAGATAAAAACATAGCTTCAGTTTCTATAGATGTAGACCCTTCAGCATCCGATACTTATATAAAACTTTCTAAGACGCAAATGGAAACACAATTATTAGAAGCCGAGGCAGCAAGGAGAACGGCACAAGAAAATATGCCTCCCGAAAAACCTACGTCTAAAGAACCTGAGTATGTTTCTAACCCTGAAACAAAAGCAAGTTTAGATAGTAAAGGTTTTGATGCGAAGGGCATGGCGGATGCGATTTTAGGAAAAGGTGCAAAAATAGTTGCAGGAGCCATTGGTCTTGAGGCAGCACGTTACATGATAACAGAGCCAGCCGCCGCCGCTCGTGATATGGCTATTGAAGGTGCATTATTAGCAGTTAAAGCACCAGTAGCAGTAGCAGCCGCAGCTTCTATGGCGATGGAACCAAAGCAAACAGCCATCCAGACCCTAACTGAAGAAGAACGTAAAAACCCTCAGTTTACACAAAATAGACCTGAACTTTTAGCAGACGCAGAACAAGAAGCCATGCGCGATACTGGCTTTGTAAATATTGATAGGGGACCCGAAGCCGCTCCTGTCAATCAAGACCAAGGCTTCTTATCTAGATAACGGGAGATGAAAATGTCGAATTTAAATTTCGGTGCATCTTACATCATGAACTCAGACAAAACATCCGTGGATGACCAGATGGGTGCAGACCAGCTTTACCGTGAAGGTTTAGAGTTTGACACCAAGACTGCTCAAGGTGCTTTAACTGAGGACATGCCAAAAGTTGCAACTAAGGGTGCGATAGACCCTGCCGTAATGAAAATGGCTGAAGAACGCGATTACTAAGATATGTCAGAAGATAATTTCCTTCAACCTGAAGATGATACTGCTGTCCCTATAGTCAACCCTGAAGATTCTTTTCCGGGTTTGTACGGCTATGTAAAAGAAAAATTTGAAGAAGCAGAAAACGGACGTTACATTTATGAACAACGTTGGTTACAGGCTTACAAGAATTTTCGAGGCATATATGATTCTACAACAGCTTACCGTGACTCAGAACGGTCTAAGGTATTCGTCAGGATTACCAAGACAAAAGTTCTGGCAGCGTATGGTCAGATTGTAGATATTCTTTTTGCCAACAAGAAGTTTCCGTTGGTTGTGCAACACACTCCGGTCCCAGAAGGGATTGCGGAGTTTGCTCATATGGAGACACCTCTCGACCAGATGCAAGACCCTTATGGTTTTGCTGGTGACGGACGGGAGATGTTGCCGGGGGCATTAGGTGCAGAACCAGCTAAGAACTTCCTTGGCGGTCTTCAGGGCGAGTACGGGCAGTTGCCTCTTGCTGAAGGACCTGCAAAGATGGGCGAACCACAAATTAGTCCAGCACAAATTGCAGCGATGAACATGGAAAAGGTTATCCATGACCAGCTTCTTGATACCAACGCAGTAAACGTATTTCGTAATGCTATTTTTGAAGCGTCCCTTCTTGGCACAGGTATTGTCAAGGGACCTTTTAATTTTTACAAGCGTGTCCACCAGTGGGGCCGCAACGAGGACGGCGAACGAGAATACCAGCCGTACGAAAAGGTTGTACCTAGAATTGAGATGGTGTCTTCATGGGACTTTCACCCTGACCCATCAGCTACAAGCATAAATGACTGTGAGTACGTTATAGAGCGTCACAGAATGAATCGTCAACAACTTCGAGGATTAATTAAACGCCCACATTTTATTGCGGAAGCTATCGAAGAGTGTTTAGCAAAAGGTCCTAATTACGAGGACAAGTATTATGAAGACACTATTCGTGAGGATGAGACTGAGCCTTATGTTTCTGAAAGTCGCTATGAGGTTTTAGAGTATTGGGGTGTTTTAGATTCTAAACTTGCAAAAGAAGCAGGTTTCGAAGAAGCAGACATGATGTCAGAGTTTGACGAACTTCAGGTTAACGTCTGGGTTTGTGGAAACATGATTCTGCGCTGTGTCTTAAACCCCTTCACTCCAGCCCGTATTCCTTATCAGGTTTTCCCATATGAAGTCAACCCATACCAGTTGTGGGGTGTTGGTGTTGCTGAGAATATGGAAGATGCACAGAAGTTGATGAACGGTCACGTTCGGATGGCAATCGATAATCTTGCGTTGGCAGGTAACCTTGTGTTTGACGTGGATGAGGCAAGCCTCGTTCCGGGTCAGAACATGGACATCTTCCCCGGCAAAATATTCCGTCGTCAGTCAGGTGTTACTGGCACAGCAATCAACGGCCTGAAGTTTCCTAACACTGCTGGTGAGAATCTTCAGATGTATCAGATTAGTCGACAGTTGGCTGATGAGGAAACAGGTATCCCGTCGATTATGCACGGTCAGACAGGCGTTACTGGCACAGGACGCACCGCAGCAGGTTTATCTATGTTAATGGGGTCTGCAGGGCTGTCTATGAAGACAGTTGTGAAGAACATAGATGACATGTTGCTAAAGCCATTAGGAGAAGCGTATTTCCAATGGAACATGCAATTTAACGACGATGCCCCGGACATAATAGGCGATTTAGAAATAAAACCAAGGGGTGTGGCGGCTGTCATGCAAAAAGAAGTTCGCAGTCAGCGTTTAACAACCTTATTGCAGACAGTATCGAACCCGATGCTGGCTCCGTTCGTTAAGATACCAAACCTGATGAGGGAGTTGGCAATATCACAAGACATCGACCCCGATAGTCTGGTGAATGATGCCAACGAAGCACAACTCTACGCGAAAATGTTACAAGGGATGATGGCAAATGCTCAACAAGCAGCAAGCGCAGAAGCTGGCCCCGCTGGTGAACAACAAGGAATGGCCCCTGATGGAGGAGTACCTGCAGGAAGTCCGGGAGTCGATGATTCGGGCCGTGGTAACGGCACAATCGGAGTCGGAACTGCGCCAAGTGCAGGGGAAGCTGGCTTTAGTGGAAATGCTCCTCAAGTTGAAGAGTAATTACGAGGCAATAGTTAAAAATGGCTGATAGAATTGACATTGGGACGGGACCACGCTTGGGCTTCGACCCTACCGATACTGGTGGGTTTGAGTATACAGGCCAGAAAGCTCTTACGGCTGATGAATATGCGTCTCGTAATGTTAATTTTCAAAGAGAGTTCTTGGGTCTTCCTGACCTAGCAGAAGAGTCTGGCATCGAAACTAGCGCACCAGAGGTTGGTCAAGATATCGATGTTACAAAAGATGAGGCTAGTGGCCCTGAGACAGACTTGATAGGAATTATAGGCGATACCAACACGTATAATTTCGATGCAAAAAAGGATGGGTTCCAACCTAAATTTGGCTATCAAGAAACTGGTGCTTCAGAGTTTAGTTCGTATTCTGATTATCTTGAAAAGTCAGGAAAGATGGACCGAGTAAATCTTGTCGAAAAAATTTACGAACCTTTAATGAAGGGTGATTTTAAGGGTATAGATTTTAGTGCGCTTGGTCAGGAAGCTAGGGAAGGTGTACAGGCTGTTAAAGATGCGCCGCAGACTCTTTCTGGAGAGTTTGCTGAGTTGCGTGAAGAAGGTCTTGCAGGAATAAAAGAACGTATTCAAAAAGGCGCACCAAAGGCTCTTGCGGGTCTTTTCAGTAGTCTTGGCGGTCTCCCCGGAAGTGTAATAGGCAGCGTTATTGGTGGCACAGACCAGCTAGACGAGTTTGGAGACCCTTCGCGTCGACCATCCGGTCCTTTAAGTGTGTTGTATGATGCTAGAATGTCTCGTGCATTTGATATTATGAATGATATTAAATCTGCTCATAGTTCCGGTACTATAGGCGACAGAGGTTACTCTGCAAAGCTAGGTGGAGGTAGGAAATTACTTCGAGCTAGAGGAGCTAAGACTTATTTTGATATGGGGGGATTAACTTTTGAACAAGCTAAAAACATAGAGGCTTTTAACGAAGGTTACATTGTAGATACCTATAGTTTTGACCAAAAGAAAGGAAAAGACTTCTTCGGTCGAGATAAAAATGTAAAGGTAGAAGACATCGGAGGTGCTTTTGCTGGTAAGGATGGGTACTACACTCCAAATGGTAGATACTATAGCACACGCTATCAAACTACCAGCGCGGCTGGTCCTGAAAGTGGAATTAACAAACTAGCAGACCAGTACGGTGTAACTCCTGATGTTGCAAAACAAGCTATTATGGACGCTCGTGCTGGTAAGGGTACTGTTAAAGGAAACATAGATGCAGCAAAGGCTGCGGAAGCTGATAGGCAACGTCAGGCTGCGGAGGCTGAAAAACAAAGACAACGTAATATTGAAGCTGGACAGCAGCGTTTAGCTGGAGACTTTTATAGTGACTCTAGCGATGAGGGTGGACCTAGTTTCTCAACAGGTAGTGCAGAGTCTGCGTTTGGTACTAGTAGTAGCTTTGGTGATTACAGTTTTGATGTAGATGACGATGACGCATACATGGCTCAAGGTGGAACAGTCGGCATGGCAGCAGGCGGTGCGATGGCTGCAGGGATGGGGTCTGGCTTTGTTGACCGTCCGCCTAGCCAAGTACCCGAAGAACAGACTGTTGCAGATAACGTAGAAACACAACTGCCAGAAGGTGCGTTCGTTATTAACGCTGCCGCAGTAGAGTTCGCGGGAGAGCAAGACATCAAGAAAATGCTGAACGATGCACAAAAAGAAGCAGTTAGACGCGGTATTACTATTGACAATCCAGAAAACTCTACTAAACTAATAGATGTAGCCATCTCTCGTGGTGAAGTAACGGTTGCACCGTACCTCGCTAAAATCATCGGCTACGACAGACTCAACAAAATTAATAATCGTGGTAAGCCAGAAACCAAAGAGCGTCTGCAAGAAGCAGCGCAGGGTGGGTTTCTAAGTGCAGGATATCATGTTGGTGGTGAAGTACATGCTCATGATAGTATGCAAGCAGATTTAGAATTAAATGTTGAAGATATTTTTGGGGACACAGACAGTCTCAATAAAGAATTAGCTGCAGAAAGACAAGCTAGAAAGACTCAAAGAAACGTAGATAGAGCTAACATAGCCTTTGGGGACATGGAAGCAGGGTTCGACCTTTTAAACCAATACGATTGGAATAATCTTCTTCGCGCTGGTTTAAGAGATATTAATTTATCTAATCAGACAGAAACAGAAGAGGATTTTATATTAAAATCTTACGGTGCTGGGGGTATGTATCAACCGTATTCAGATAAAGTTTATGTTGGGGCTACATCTAAGCTGACAGAAGGTTTTGCAACACCTCGCGCACAAAGTCACGTATTTGCTCACGAGTTAATGCACAGAGGCGCACAGAGATTAGAGAACGATGCTGAATTTGAAGCTATTTTAAAAGGCCAACTATCAGAGTTGGAAGCATTTTTAAAAGCTGGTAGTGAGCTAGGAACTTCTCAAACAAGGCAAAACAAAGAAAAACGCCGTACAGGAACAACATCACAACACGCATATATTTACTCTGTAACCGGACAGGCTTTGGTAAACAGGGGGGGTTTAGATGAGTCTGGCTTAACAGCTCTTATAAAAAGAAACTTTAATTTTATGACTGATGACCAACAAAGCAACTTTATTAAAAGTGCAGGTGTCATAGATAATAGTCCTAAAAATCCTAAACGTCGTATGCAGTTTTTATTAGACCCAGAATTATCACGCGAACAATTAAAAGAATTAGCTACGCGAACAAATCAATTACTTATGGAAAACGCCGTTACTAAGGCGTATGAAAAAAGAATAGCTGATAGACCTCAAGAGGCGACACCCGAACGCCAAGAAGAGAAAGTTCTTGATGAGGCTAGACAGAATTAGTCAGCTACCCGCACAGCGGCCCTGACGTAACCGAAGCGGCTACCTACAAGCCAAGTAGCCCCGCATCATGAGGTAAACCAAATGGCAAAAGCAAAAGGCCACAGAGCCAATAAACCAAACGACTCTTTCGGAGTTACTAACAACAAAGAACTGTATCGTGGAAAGTATCGCGACGAAGTTTACAAGGATGAAGAAGACGAACAAGTAGAAGCATCCGAAGAAACAACTGACCCCGTTGAACAAGAAGCGGCTACTCAGGAAAGTGATAGTTTCGTTCCGCAAAAGGAAACAAAGGAAGCGGAACACGATTACAAGAAAAGATACGACGACCTAAAGAAACACTACGATAGCAAGGTAACAGAGTTCAAAGAAGAAATCGCGAGTCTTCGAGATACTATGAATAGCCGCGCTGTTGAAATGCCAAGGGGTGTTACACCACCGCGAACTCAAGAAGAACTAAACGAGTTCAAAGAACGTTACCCTGATGTATTCGAAGTGGTTCAAACTGTTGCTTCTATGCAAACAGAGTCGCAAGTATCGAAACTCCGTGACGAGATTGGCACAATTAAAGAACGGGAAAAGAACCTAGAAAAAGAGAAAGCCTACGAGGAACTCTTACGGTTACACCCAGACTTTGATGAACTCAAGACCACAGACCAGTTCTTGGGTTGGCTCGAAGAGCAGCCACAAACTCTTTCAGATGGTATTTACAAAAACAATACCGATGCAAGATGGGCAGCTCGTGTTGTGGACCTTTATAAGGCCGATGTTGGTCTTAATAAACCAAAGAAGTCTAAGCGTCAGGAAGGTGCAGCAGAAGCTGTTACTACACCTGCCACTAAAGAAGTAGCTACTGACCCCAACGCGGGTAAGAAGGTCTTCAAGGCTTCGCAAATCGCCAAGATGAAACCTTGGGAGTTCGAAAAGCTAGAGAGCGAGATTGACTCTGCAAGGGCTGAAGGGCGAATCGACTTTAACTCTTAATCCTCAAAGGAAGGGATTGAACAATGGCTTTTAATAGCGCATCAGGTCATAATAACCTGCCTTCCGGGAACTTTACCCCGGAAATTTTTAGCCAAAAAGTTCTCAAGTTCTTCCGTCGTGCTTCGGTTGCAGAAGATATTACGAATACCGACTACGCTGGCGAAATTGAAAACTTTGGCGATACTGTACGTATCATTAAAGAGCCAACAATCACTGTATCCTCATACGCCCGTGGTTCTGTGGTAAACCCGCAGGACTTGGCAGATGACCAGATTACTATGGTTGTTGACCAAGCAAACGCATTTGCGTTTAAGATTGACGATATTGAAGAGCGTCAGTCTCATGTTAACTTCGAGGCTCTTGCTACTTCATCGGGTGCATACTCGCTGAAGCGTAAGTATGATGCCAATATTCTGCAAGCAATGGCAGACGGTGCAGGCAATACTGGCACTTCTGTTGGTACTGCTGGCGCACCTATCGATATCACTGGTAGTGGTAACGAAGATGCTGCTGTAAACTTGCTGATGACTATGGCTCGTATCCTTGACGACCAGACTGTTCCAGAAGAGAACCGCTGGTTTGTAGCACCTCCGATTTTCTATGAAAATGCGTTCAAAGCTGGTGCTAAGTTCGCAGAGGTTCAGGTAACTGGTGATGGCACTACGCCTCTCCGCAACGGTCTTGTAATGGCTGGCAATATTGCTGGCTTTAACTGTTACAAGTCTACTGCCCTGAACAACTCAGGAACTGACGTTGTGACTATTAACTCACAAGATACTACGAACGACTTTGTAGTTCTTGCTGGACATATGTCCTCAACTGCAACTGCTTCGCATATCGCGAAGACTGAAGTTGTACGTTCAACCGAAACTTTTAGCGACATTGTTCGTGGACTTCATGTGTTTGGTCGTAAGGTCATTCGCCCAGAAGCTATCGTTCAAGGTGTCGTTAAGACTGACTAATAGGGAGACTTAGTAATGGCTACTTATACTGTAACTGGTGCTGTCGCTGGTGTCCCACTGGGCATCAAGCCTCAAATCATCGAAGTTGTTCTGGACTTCTCTTCAACTAGCTTAACTACTTCTGACTCAGTAGAAGTATTTGAGATGAAGGCTAACACACTTGTTCTTATGGCAGGTGTGGAGGTTCTCACTGTAGCATCAACTGGTTCTCCAGTTCTTGACTTAGGTGACGATACTGACGATGATTTGTACGTTGCTGCTCTAGATGGCACAGCAGCAGGCCACGAAATCAATAACGCAGCAGGCACAGCAAAGCTGTATACTGTTGCCGATACTATCGACTTGATTGCTAATACTGCAACTTTCGATGGTAAGGTTCGTGTCTTTGCAGTTATTGCAGAACTTGGTTCTGGC